CCCGCTCCGGATCGTAAAAGTGAATCATCTCGGATGCCGGAATCCGCTCCCGCTCGGTGGCCATCAGCGGCGCCCCATAGATATCCATCCCTGCGGGCACCTTGCGCATCCAGTACGCGATCGGCCGCCGCCAGGCGTCGATCTCCACTCCCAGCCGGATGACGCAGCCGTTTTGCAAGGTGGCGTTGTAAGACTCGTCGATAAAATCCGGCTCGATCAGCTGCAGGGCAAACCCGTACTTGTTCCGGGCGGCCTTACCCCGGACGATGCGCAGGAAGATCTCTCCGTCCCGTCCGGCGGTCTCGATGGCGAGTTCCTGAACTTTTCGGAACGAAAACCTCCCCGAGACCTCGCAGATCCCCGGCTTGCACCAATTGGCAAAGGCCTGTTCGAGGATGGCGTTGGCCAGGTCATCCGGTTTGGGGACAGTCTTCCCCGTCTTGGGGTCGGCGACGTAATCGACCGCCTTGACCTGCAAGGTGAAGCCGTCTGCACCGACGACGTTTTTCTTTAAAGCCCGCAGGTACGCCTTGGCGTAGTCGTTGTTCTGCGCCAGATCCCGAGCCCGAACCCGCACCGGAACCATGCCGGCGTTTAGATCCGCGTCCGCCGATACCGGAGACATGATCCAGTCGGAGGTTAAGTTTGTAAGCCGAGCGGCGGCATACGCCCGCCGACTGCTCTTTACGGCTTCCCTTACCGGCACGTACCCCAGTCTGGCGGCAATCCGGGACAGCAGGCTCACGTGGAGCCCCCGAACCGGGTCAGAACCGTCCTGCGGAGTCTCCCCTGCTGTGCCTTGACCTTGTAGCTGTAGATCCCGATCATCCGCTCCAAATCGTCAGGTGCCAGGTACCGGATCGCCCGGCCAGCGATCTGCATCGATTCCTGCTCCTTGGTCGCCCGTCGCTGCTGCGTGGCTACCAGAGCGTCGAGGATCTTCTCGTCGTCGGTGCGCAGGTCTGTGGTGGAGGTCGCCGTTGCGAGGTCGGGCTTTAACTTGATTGTCCCGGTCTCTACCGTGAACCGATCGGATCCCTTGGAGACGTACGCCGTCCACTGCCATTGGCCTGCGGCCTTTCCAGTCGTTGTCGCTGCGGGGACGCTGACGACGAAGTCGTCGCCGGAAGCCGTGGCCTCGATCCCGAGGACCGCCTGCCCATACCGATAGAGTGAAAACGACAGCGCCCAGCCGGCCGATGCCGGGTAGTTGGATAAGGTCTCCGTCCATTGCCAGGTATCTCCAACCTGCAGCTGCGATGGTATGTTCAAATCCTCACCACCTCTTTATCCAGCCCCCCCTACGCGGAGGTATCTGAACTGGGAGTTTGACTCCGACCTTCTGGCCGCCCTCCGGATCCGGCGGAGGAAGCTTGGCCTTCTCAACCTGGGCCTCAGCCCGGCTGGCGATCCGCTCCAGGTTGGCGTTGAGCGATGCGTACGCACCGATCGCGTAAACCTCGCAGTCGAGAGCTTCGTTGCGAGCCCGCACCTTCTTCCACACCCTTACCGGCACGCCCCGGACATGCTTGGTCATCAGCTTCTCGGCAGTGAGTTGCCGGAAATATTCGTCGTCCAGATCCCGTGAGAAGTGCATATACCCGGGGCCGAACTCGGAAAGACCCAGCCGGGAGAAGATCAGGCCCTTCGCGGTGTCGGTCCCGACGATGCCTAAGGCCACCTTCGCCTTCGTGCGCCGTGCTCCGATCTTGATGAGCGGCAATCCTGCCCCCGCCCGGCCGATGATCGCCCAGATCCGCCGAGCTTCCCGCTTGCGACAGAAGTCGTAGACCTGCTGCGTGGCGTGGCCGCCCGAGTCGACGCAAGCTGCCGCCACCCGTAAAGTGTTCCCGGATTCCTGCGTCCAACTCCGCTGGAGCCAGTCGTCTAAGTCTCGCCACACCCGTAGGCTCGTCTCCGGGTTCCCGCGGAAGACGACGTGCTGCAGGTTCCAGGACTCCTCTCCGATTCCCCACCCTTTCAAGCTGGCTTCGAGGCGGTCATCCTGGACGTCTACCCCGGCGGTTAAAAGCAGGATCCTCTCCGGAAGTGGGTCACTAACCCCGAAATCCTCCCGGCGAGACATCAAAGACCCGTCGTCGACGGTTAAGCCCTCCTCCTCCCACGTCTCTCCCAGATCCGTGTTCGTCCAGGATTTCAAAAGCAACGTGTCCCGTTTCTTGCGGGCCTTTAAGAACTTCCGGACGATATCCGCCCAGGATCGCCACCCCAGTGGCGAGTAGAGAGAGGAGAGGTGAAAGCCAGCCGGTTTGCCCGGCCCGGGGGCGGTTGCGATCCACCGACCGGATCCCAGCATCCAGGTCTTGTACCGCTCTTCGATCAACCCCCCGCAATGCTCGCAGCGATATCGCACCGGAGCGGTGAGGTTGTAGTCGGCGTCTTTTTCGAAGGCGATCTGGCCCCACCGGAGCCACTGCTCGCCCTTACAGAACGGGCACGGGACGAAGTATCGGCGCTGGTCCGAGGCGTCGTACCGCTTTTCGATCTTCGAGAATCCGGCCTCAGTCGGGGTAGAGATGTCGAAGATCTTCTTCCGCAGCCCGTAGTTCGACGTCCTGGCCTCGGACAAAGACAGCGGATCGCCCTCTCCCTCGCAATCATCCGGGTATGCGTCGATCTCATCCCGGATCAGGAAACGAACCGGCATGGACCGCAACCCCGCGGCGGAGTTGGCCCCCGTTAGGACAAGAAGGCCGCCGTCGAACTCCTTGACGAGGATCGTGTTTCCCGAATCCCGGCCCCGGGAGTCCTTCACCTTGCCGCAAAGGGCCGGCGAGTGTCTGATTGCCGGCGCGATTCGCTGTTTCGAATACCGCTTGGCGATCTCTACCGTCGGCTCGACCAGCATGACCGGGCCGGGAGCCTGGTCGATGATGTAGCCGATGAAGTTGTTGCCGCACTCCGATCCCCCTACCTGCGCTCCCTTCATAAACGCGATTTCCGTCACCGGCGACGACGGCGACAGGCAATCCATGATTTCCTTTAAGTACGGGGTTCGAGACGTCCTCCACCGCCCCGGTTCCGGGGAGGAGGAGGACGGGAGATACCGGTTCTCGTTGGCCCATTGGGAGACGGTTAAGACCGGATCTGGTTTCAGCCCCTCGCGGAATGCAGCTCGATAGGCGGCTTCGGCGTCATTTGGCGACGTAGTCATTCAGAGCTGCCCGAATCTCCTGCCGCAGTGTGGCGTTCACCCGGGCTTCCTCGTTCTCCGCGGCCAGAATCGACGAGATCCGGTCCGGGATTGACAGCATCGCGTCGCGAATCTGCCGGCCTTCTCCGAATGCTGTCTGCCGGCAGAGATCGACGTCGTGGAGCCGTTTGCTTTTCTCCGCCAGCTCCATCTGCACGATGTCAGCCTGGGCCGAGAGGAGGCGCTGCTTGGTTGCCGACAGGCTCTCCTTGGCGTTGTGACCCCATCCGTCAACGCGCCCCAGCGCCCGGTCCTCCCAGTACTTCAAGTACCAGTGGACGCAAGGAACCAGGGGATATTTGCCCTTCCCTGCCTTAGGCAAGCCCTCGCCGACCAGCTGTTGGATTCGACGGGGCGAAACGTTTAAGACCTTGGCAATTGTGTTGATGTCGTACTCGGCAGCCATCTGTTATGCCCGCCTGCGCATAAGGACCGAAGTCCACCCGCCCAGTCCGGGACCCGGTCCGACTGTACGCCATCCCTGCTCGAGGTACCGGTTCAGGTCGGATAGCAGGACGTACTTATACAGCCAGGCGGTCGCCACGGGGGACGCGCTCCCCTTTCTTTCCTGTAAAGTTCTCGTACCGCTGGACGATGACGTCGCAATACAGCGGATCCATCTCCATCAGGAAGCTCTTCCGGCCGGTCTGCTCCGCGCCGATCATGGTCGACCCACTGCCGCCGAACAGATCCAGGACGTTTTCCCCGGGCCGGGAAGAAAACTGCATCGCCCGGATCGCCAGCTCCACCGGCTTCTCCGTCAGATGAACCATGCTCTGCGGGTTGACCTTTTTAACCGACCAGACGTCCGTTGCGTTATTGGGCCCCAGGTAGACGTGCGCTGCGCCTTCTTTCCAGCCGTAGAAGCACCACTCGTGGTTTCCCATGAAATCTTTCCGGGTAAGCACGGGGTGTTCTTTGACCCAGATGATCGACTGGGAGAAGTAGAGCTTCGCCGCCTTCAGCACCGGCGGATAGTTCTCGCAGTTCGCGTATCCGCCCCAGATGTAGAAGCCCCTCCCGGGCTCCAAGACCCGCGCAATGTTGCCAAACCACGCCTGAAGGAGCTTGTCGAATGCCTCGTCGGAGACAAAGTCATTGATCAGCGGTCGGTCCTTGGGCCGAAGTTTCTCCGTGGTCTTCTTGGCCTTGGTCTTATCCCGAGCCAGGTCGAATCCCTGGTGGTGCATCCCCTGTGCGTCCGACGCCTCGATCGCCTTTCCACCGCCAAACGACGAGAGACCTGCCGCGATTGCGTTGTTGCTTCGGGGCTCGACCTTGACGTTGTACGGCGGGTCGGTGTTGACCAGGTGGATCGGTGCGCCGCCAAGCAGACGGTCCAAGTCCGCGGGGCTCCCGCTATCCCCGCACATCAGGCGGTGATCCCCGAGGATCCAGAGATCCCCCGGCTGCGTGATCGCTTCGTCAGGAGGCTCGGGAACATCGTCGGGGTCGGTTAAGCCAGCTGTCCCCACGAATCCAGCTGCTAGCTTCTCGGCGAGCTCCTCATCGTCGAATCCGGTCAACTCCAGGTCAAATTCATCTTCCTTGAGGTCCGCCAATTCCAGTGCGAGGAGAGAGTCGTCCCACTCGGAATCTTCGTGGGATCGGTTATCCATGATCCGGTACGCCTTGACCTGAGAAGGCGACAATCCTTCCGCCACGTGGACTGGAACCTTCTCCATCCCGAGCTGCTGGGCCGCCAGGTACCGGGTGTGGCCTACGACGATGACCATTTCGCTGTCAACGACGATCGGCTGCCGCCACCCGAACTCCTTCAACGAGGCGGCGACCTTGGCCACCGCGGCCTCATTCTTCCTGGGATTGCGGGCGTACGGGATCACCCGAGCGATATCAATCTGCTCGACTTTCATGGAACTCCTTAATTCCCAATGCGAAACGCAATGGTAGATTTTTGGGCTGTGTATAACGAAAGACCGCGGTCGCGCGTCACCCGCGGTGAAAGGTCCCCGGAAGTACCTATGAACCTATCCGATCACCTGGCTGTTCGTATCGCATGATCCAACGCCTCAGAGAAGATTTGCTTCCATACCCTCTCGACAACCTCTCTGCCCGTCTCGATGAACCGCAGCCTCGGCTCAATCTTCGCTTTACCCGTGAGCTGGTACATCACGCGCAAGATTGATCGTTTCCCACGTCCTATACGCTGTAAGAGAAGCGGGATGCCCTTCTTCGTCTCGACCTTGAACGCCCGCTTGAGCGCCTTGGGTCTGTGAGACTTGGCGATCACCTGCGTTTTCGTCCGGCGGATAATCGCTTGGGGGATGGCAAAGTGCGATCCCGCGGGCGTCCTGGTAGTCCCGTCTTCGTGCACCTCAAGCCAGGGGGCCCTGCTCTCCACGACCGCAACGAGGTCTTGCTTCGAGGCCGGCGTGATCCCAACACCGAACTTCCCGCCTTCCCGTAGCCATGAACCACGGACGGTGAAGGCACTGCGGATATGGGCGATCTCCTCCCGCTGGATCTCCTTGGCGGTGCGCGTCAGCGCGAGCGCCGTGGCGAAGGGAAGTTGCCTCTCAATGTCCGAGAGAGATTGCTTCGTGGCGTCAAGCCCCTGTATGTCGACCTGAATCTCCACGTCCGCTCCAAAGAGAAAGGCCGGACCTCCTTGGTAGGAAACCCGGCCTTCGGGGGAGTGCTTTCTCCGACTGTTTCCGTCTTGTTATTTTCCGAC